ATGTCAAATACCGCACGCGCTCACACAGCAGCCAGGTCGGATCTTCCAACAACTTCTCAGACTCGATCAGGAACTTCGCACGCTGAGCGATCAGTTCATTGATTCCATCCAACTTCATACGAGCTCTCTCCTAGTGCTTTGTTTTGATCAATTCGAGAAGGCTTTCCACAAACACGCGGTCGATGCTTCCCACCGCCCGAGCATGTTCATAGCTCAGTGACGTCAGGTTTGCAACAACGTCGGGATCCAGCGTGAGACGCGCGTCACGCACGCATTGCGACACCATCCGCACGCACTCGCGCAAGAACGTATCGTCAATTTGCAGCGGCGCATCCTTGTGCGGTTCGTCCATCCAACCGGCGGACAATTTCAAACACGCCTCGATGTCGCGCGCGACCTTCTCCGAGATCCGCCGCCTGGGATTGGGCCCCGCGAGCTGCACCACGAACGAGGCATTCGCGTGGCCGAGTTTGCGCGCGAGATTGCCCGGCCCGTCCCACTGGCGGATCAGGTGGCGCAGGTTCTCGAGGCGGACGGCATAGACAGGGTTTGTGCTCATGGACGTGAAACTATCCCATTCAAGCAATTGATGCAATCCGTGTACTGTTTGCTACACTACGCCCAAACAGCAATCAGGATGCGCACGGATGAGGTCCCCCTTACACATCTGGATGAGCCTGGCCTCGGCCGACGAGCAGGCGGCCTTGGCCGAGCGGGTGGGCACCTCGCGGGCGACGTTGTACCAGTACGCCTCGGGTCACCGCCAGTGCTCGGCGGACCGGGCTGGCGAGATCGAGCGCGTCACGGCCGAGATGGCACGGAGCTCCAAGGGGCGACTGCCCAGGCTCTACCGCACCGATCTCTCCGATGCGTGCGCCAACTGCGACTACGCCCGCAAGGCGCTCGGTGCGCGTGCCGAGGTGGTGGTGTTGGAGGCGCGCGCGTGACATGTCCGCCTACTACAACGAGATCGACCCCTACGCTGCCGCCTGGCTTCGACGACTCATCGCCGGCGGACACATCGCCGACGGCATCGTCGACGAGCGCAGCATCGAAGACATCCACCCCGCCGAGCTCCGGGAGTTCACCCAGTGCCACTTCTTCGCTGGCATCGGTGTTTGGTCCCGAGCTCTCCGCTTGGCTCACTGGCCTGACGAGAGAAGAGTGTGGACAGGTAGCTGCCCTTGTCAGCCTTTCTCCGCGGCAGGCAAAGGCGCTGGGTTTGCTGACGAGCGGCACCTCTGGCCCGCGTTCCACCACCTCATCGCAGAGTGCCGCCCTCCAGTCGTCTTTGGCGAGCAGGTTGCCAGCAAGGACGGCCTTCAGTGGCTCGACCTTGTACGCGCTGACCTGGAAGGCTCGGGCTACGCCATCGGGGCAGCCGATCTGTGCGCTGCGGGCGTCGGCGCGCCGCACATCCGACAGCGACTGTGGTGGGTCGGGGTGGCCGACGCCGTGCGTGGTGGAACCTGGGACAACTCCCGAGAAAGTGTGGGAGCGCAAGCAGCGTCTTACATCAACAACGGGGGTCTATCGCGGGAACGATTGTGGACTGGGGTCGAAGGTTCACTTTGCCGGCTGGCCAACACCAGTGAAACAGGACGCAGCCGACAGCGCGAGGACAACGACTGCTGCCCAGAAGTGGCAGACGGACGACAGGCTGGCAGCGGCGCACACATCGCTGGACGCAGCACGCCTTGCGGGCTGGACAACAACAACAACAAGGGACTGGAAGGACTCGGGAGCGGACATTGCGCCGAGGGCGGACGGGAAGGAGCGGTTCGACCAGTTACCGAGGCAGGCGAATCTGGCGGGGTGGCCGACACCGAACACCTTGGATACCGTGGACAGGCAACAGCTTCGGCCCAGCAGGGTAGCGACGAACCGAAAGTCGGGGTACTTGACGGAAGACATTCTTCACCTCAAAAACAATCCGCAGCCAGCCCGACTCACGGCCACTGGGGAGATGCTGATTGGCTCTTCTGCCGGGATGGCAAGTGGCGGCCAGTTGAACCCGGCACATTCCCGCTGGTTGATGGGGCTCCCGCCCGAGTGGGACGACTGCGCGCCTACGGCAATGCGATCGTCTGCCAAGTCGCGCAAACCTTCATCAACGCCTACCTCGACATCCGGGGGTGATCAATGATGGCCAACCTCACCAAGGTCACGCCTCATCTGTGGTCCCTCGAGGCACCGACCGCGATCCGCGATCTGCCCGGCTGGGTGTGCTGGCGCTTCGAGGATCACCCGGGCGAGAAGAAGCCTCGCAAAATGCCGTACTACGCCAACGGCGCCAAGCGCTCCGGCGAGCAGGGCTCGCGCGAGGACATCGCCCACCTGGTCACCTTTGAGGCTGCGCGTGCGGCGGCCGTGCGCAGGGGCTTCGACGGTGTGGGCTTTGCCACGCTCGAGCAATGGGGTGTCGTCGCGGTTGACGTCGACAACTGCGTGAGGGGCGGCGAGATCCACCCCGACATCGAGCCTCTGATCTGCCAGAGCTACTCGGAGTTCTCACCGAGCGGGCAGGGCATCCGGCTGTTCTTCCGAGGCAACCTGGGTAACGGCAAAGACCTTACCGGCCCCTACGGGCTGGAGTTCTTCAGCACCAAGGGATACGTGACGTTCACCGGTAATTCGCTCCCCGGTTGCGAGCTGCTCGGGCTCGAGAACACCGTCGCCGCGGTGCCCCGGGAGTTGATGGATCTCGCCCGTGCGCGCTTCGCGCGGGACTCCGTGCCAGAGAGCACCCGCCCCATCGGGCTCACCACGGCGCAGATCCACCAGTGCCTGGACGCATTGCCTCACGACCTGCACTACGACGACTGGCTGCGCGTCGGCATGGCGATCCATTGCGAGACCGGTGGAAAGGGCTTCGAGCTCTGGGAGCAGTGGTCTGAGAAGAGCGAGAAGCACGGCGGGCGCCGTTACGACCAGGAGCGCTGGAGATCCTTTGGCAAGGGCAGTGGGCTCCAGGTCACGGGCGCATCACTTGTCAGTGTCGCTAACAAGTACGGTGCAGGGATCGCTCTGAATGGTCCTGCCAGCCCGGAGGAGTTCGACGTGCTGGTGGATGCGGCCTCTGAGACGGCCAGCGAGGCCGCGCCGATCAAGTTCCCCGTCGTCCCCGCCGCTGAGTTCTCAAGCGGTGAGCCTCCCCAGTGGATCGTGAAGCACGTCCTGCCCGCCGCCGAGCTCGTGGTGCTCTACGGCGCCTCGGGCTCCGGCAAATCCTTTCTCGCGTTGGACATTGCCGGCTGCATTGCACGGGGTGTGCCGTGGCGCGGCAAGCGCGTGTGCCAGGGGAGGGTGGTCTACATCGCCGCCGAGGGCGCAGGGGGGTTTCGCAATCGCTTGAAGGCCTACGGTATTGCCAATGAATTGGACCTGAATGGGTTGGACATTGGTGTCATCCACGCAGCACCCAACTTCCTCGACAAGGTCGATGCCGCCGCCGTGGCTGCCAGCGTCAAGAGCTCGGGCGGGGCCTCGGTGATCATCGTGGACACCTTCGCGCAGACGACGGCAGGGGGCGATGAGAACAGCGCCGAGGACATGGGCCGTGCGCTCTCGCATTGCAAAGCGCTCCACCGCCACACAGGCGCCGTGGTGCTCCTGGTGCATCACTCGGGCAAAGACACCAGCAAGGGGGCCCGGGGCTGGAGCGGGATCCGCGCTGCCGCAGACGCGGAGCTCGAGGTGGTGCGCGAGGAGTCGGGCAGGTGGCTGCGGCTGTCCAAGCAGAAGGACGGCGAGGATGAATTGCGCTGGGGATTTGAGCTCGAGGTGGTGCAGTTGGGGGTTGATGAGGACCTGGACCCCATCACCAGTTGCGTGGTGATCGAGGCCGAGGTGCCGGTGGCAGAGGGCCAGAGGCGAGCGCTCGGGCCGGTTGAAAAGGTCGTGATGGATGTCGTGCGAGGGCAGTGTGCAGGGGGTCTGCGGGCGCCGGTAGAGGGGGTGGTGAGCGAGGCCGCGGGGCGCTTGGTGAAGCCAGAAGGGGCACGCGATACGCGCCGTCAGCGGGTGCGCCAGTCGCTGAACCGGTTGATTTCGACAGACTCAACGGGTGTGTCGGTGGCGGAGGATCATGTTGTTTTCGGCATGG